TCGTTAGATAATATTTGTTGTTGTAAGTCTGTTAAGACTACTGATTTAGTGTGATTTGCCATTGTTACCTCCTTTAAGATATGTTATTTCGCATTGGCTTATTAGCAGACTAGATAACCAGAAAAACTAGAAGCTTGTTGAACATCTGTTTGCTGTGTTCCACCTTGCTGTGCAAATATTACATGTGCTGTGTCACTTGCATCCATGTCTGCTAAAACAGCTATAGTTAAAGTCCAAAAATCAGCATCTTGACCAAAATCAGGGTCAAAAATCTGATAAAATGTTCTGTTAGATGTAACAATTCTAATATAATAATAGTTAGAAGCACTATCAACATCCGTCAATCTAACTGCAACATTTAACTGGTATCTTCCTGTAACTGGTGCTGTAAATGTATTAGATGCAAAATCTCCATTTTGGTCAAATACCTCTGTGCCAAAAACAACAGTTTCTTCAGAAGCTACTGCAATACTGGTTTGGTCTGATGCAGGAACTGCTAAAAAAGCTGATTGTAATGGTTTAGTTATATGACCATTAGCATCCATAACCATGTGTGATGTAGTGCCTAATGCAGAGCCTAGACCTATTGTTAAGCTATCAGAACTATCGTCTAGTCCTATGTGAAAGTCTTGAGCATTGCCATCAAACAATATTTTACTATCTGATGCAGCACCCTCGCCCATCTCTATGTTTCTTACTTTTAATGTTGATGTCATTACTCACTCTCTTTCTTTGGTTCAACAATAACTTTACCATCACTGTCAGTCCAATCCGTGTTACTATCTTTGATGTGTGGGTCTTGTCTTTCACCAATAACCATCCATGATATTGTATCTGTGCAAGCGTTATCTTGTGCTGTAATTGTTAAAGTGTTACCACTTACTGAACCTTTAACTGCTGTCCAACCACTTTCATTATTTGTAAAACATTGCACATTTGTGTTTAACGCTACAAAAGTTCCACTGGTCATTCCACTTACTGTATCTATATTTACAGTAGCTGTTCCTGATGATAAGGTTGCTTTACCTCTATAGATTAAGTCTGCTTGTGGTCCTTCTATAAATGAGTGTACTAGATGATGTGTGTCTTTTTTAGACTCAAGAGGATGGTCAATCTTAAAAGAACCAGAACCTTTTGATAATGAACCACCTATAGTAACAGCACCACTGCTATTAATTGATAGTCTTGATGTTCCACCTGTTGTTGTCTGATTACTTGCAGTGAAAAGTCTGAGTGTAGTACAAGCGTTATGTGTTCCGATTAAATCTCCACCACCAATATCAACAACATTTGAAGAACTACCAGACACCGATTGAATCATTACAAAATCTTCTTCATCTGAATCATAGTGTCGGCAGAGCATACCAAAAGTTTTAGACGCATTATCTGATGTTGAATCTGTTCCTCTAATGGCTGACCTTACTTTAGTTGGAGAAACAATATCTAACATAGTAGTTGGTGAGCTATTCCCTAAACCAAGATTACCGTTAGCATCTACTCTTGTGCGTTCTGTATTAGCAGTCTTTACTGCAACCACATCATTAGTAGATAAATCTAATCCGCTATCTTGGTCGCCACTCTGATTGACTACTGTATCGACTTCTATTTTTGAAACCATGTCTTACTCCTAACTCGGTTTTGTTGGGAAGGTTACTGAGGACATATCAAGCGATCCATTACTTGATAGCTTTGGTGATGCACCATCTGGTAAATCTCTAAGCTGTTGTCGATAGGTCTTCCAGTTATCTGCAAGAGTTACATCAGAATTTGCCATCCAGTCTGTTTCGGCAAGCAACCCATTACGTTTCACTCTAAGCAATCGCATTGGCTCTGCATCTTCCAACGCTTTCTTTTTATCACTTACTGCTTTCCATGTCGTTCCAAAGTCCTTTGGGTCTGCACTTTCAATGGCTGAATTATTTTTATCTGCTCCTATAATTTTGCGAAACATTTGGTTAAACTCATCTTCTGTTGTAGGCTCTCCTCGTAGAACCCACTCTTTAATACCTAATGCAAATAGTGCAGCTGATATATCTATTTTCATTGAGCTATCTCCTGTACTTTAATTGAACTGGTATAAGCAGCACCATCATTAATTCTAAATCCCCCACTATCTCCTGATTGATTATTTTGCATCTGAAGTTTTATTGTTTTTGCACTCGTATTTGTTGCAGCTACTGAAACTTCTTTATGTATTCTTGTAAAAAAAGCTAGTGATGATGCTCCACCAATGGAAAACAATAATTCTCTATTATCGCCACTTGCTGAAATATTAGACCCATCAACATTAATATCTACAGAGCCACCATTATCATCACTACTTCTAAAACTATAAGCATGAACAGAGTAACTAATATGTAAAACACTTGATGCAATTTTTGGTGTAAATGAAAATGAAGAACCATTCACATCAACATAAGAAGTGCCTGTTTCTGTTGTTGTATTCGTAAAAGTATGAAAGTGTGTTTGAATAACATGACCTGCAGGCATAGCCACAGTTCCTGCTGTAGTCTTACCTTGTAGTGTATCGACTTGTACTGTATTGACTTGCAATGTACTCATACTATCACCAATACCCCAGATACAGTCACGGTTGCACTGCTACCTATTGTTATTGGACCTGCAGCAACAGCATTATTTGTTGCATCTATTGTGAATGAATTATTAATTGTGTTTTCTGATTGGCGAATAACTGGCTCATAGCTTGTGCCATCGCCTTTTTTTCCTATGCTATACTCTGACATTAGGTTATCTCCATTATGCTCATAGTGACCGATACTTTATCTGAAACGGAACAATCTATCTGTATTTTGTCACCAGTTTCTAAAACAACTTTTCCACCTGCTAACACATTTATACTTTCTCCTACAGCAATAGGAACATCTTTTGCTAAAAATGTTGTTGTGTTGGTTGCTGTTCTACCACCACCAGATGTTGTTGATACTAATTTTACTGATGCTGTTACTTGTGCAGTATGAACATTGGCTAGCATCAAACCAATAACTACAGTCGTTGTACTTCCGGGTACAGTATATAAGTCTTCTGGCGTAGTAGCAGATGCAGGCATGACATCGTGACTTACTACCTTAAATGTATTTGCCATATTATTTCTCCTTTATCCTAACGCTATAGCAAGAGCCGTTGCATCATCTGTTGTTGCAGATGCAGATGCAGCATATGTTTTAATATCAGACGCAGGAATAGTCTTCATCGTTCCACCATCATTGATAATTATACCATCACTATCAGCTACGGTTATAGAACCACCAACAGATGTATCTCCATCTAGTAAATTTAGTTCACCTGCGTCTGCAGATACGTTAGTGCCACCAAGGTCAAGTGTTGTCATAGAGACTTCACCTGCTACGGTGACTACACCATCTGCTAATGTTATTAGGTCTGTATCATCTGTGTGACCAATAGTTGCACCATTAATATTAATATTATCAATAACAGCCTGAGTAATAGCAGAGTTAGTACCTAGTGTTACACCATCAATAGCCCCACTATCAATGTCTACTTTAGTGATGTCAACTTCACCAGTGCCATTAGGTGTGAGTGCAATATTGCCATCAGCACCATCAGCAATCGTAATTACCCCAGAATTTGTACCTGCATTAGTACTTAATGTTAAGTCACCTGTACCATTTGTGGTAATTGTTGCATTAGCATTATTGTCACCAACACGCACTGTGTCAGCATCAAGCTGAACATCACCAGTGCCATTTGGAGTGAGAGCAAGATTACCATTAGTGTTAGTGCTAATAATAGCGTTAGCATTAAGATTGATGTTACCAATAGTAGCACCACTACCGTTTAACTTTAGTCTTTCTGCTGCAGTAGCACCACTTGACATAGTTTTAAATACCATGTCAAACTCTTCAGAGGTAGGTGTAAGACCAGTTGTTACAGATTCAATGACACCACCTGTCTCAAGTG